AAGGCAGAACTAAGGTCGCTCAAAAAACCTAAAGAGGTTTCAAAGCGTTCGGCCCCCGAAAAAAAGTCCGTGGCCAAAAACGCTTGAGAGGTTTTTTATAAATAGTGGTATGTATAGTTTTTCATCCTATTTAAATGAAGATGCCCAAGGGAAGAATCTTCACCTAGAACACCTAGAAGACGAAATTATTAATTTCGGAATTGGTGGGGCTAGGGGCGCAATTAATTTTTTACAGTCTTTGCGTGATATGCTTTCTGGTAGTTCTCGTTCCTCTGTTCACATGACAGTGAAGTGGGATGGGGCCCCTGCTATCTTTGCTGGTGTAGACCCCTCGGATGGGAAGTTTTTTGTCGCAAAGAAGTCTGTGTTCAACAAAACACCGCTACTATATAAGACAAAAAAAGAAATACAAGACGATGCTAAACTACCACAAGCATTGAAAATTCCTTTTAGTATCGCATTAGAAGAATTTAGCAAACTCGGTATCAGGGGAGTTCTACAGGGTGATTTGATGTTTACCTCTGGTTCCCTTGAAACCGAGACCATTGATAATGTTAGGTATACAACATTTCAACCAAATACAATCGTTTATGCAGTTCCCCGTGGTTCTGATCTTGACAATCAGATAAGGGCTGCGAGAATTGGTGTTGTATGGCATACCACATATACTGGCAACAGTTTGCAAAATATGCAAGCGTCTTTTGGTGCAAATATCAGTGGTCTCAAAAAAATAAAAAGTGTGTGGATGGATGATGCTAGTTATCGTGATGAAAGTGGCACTGCTACCTTTACAAAATCTGAAACTGCATCGGTAACTGCAAAACTTTCCGAGGCAGGAAAGTTATTTCGCAAAATCGATGCTGTACAGTTAAAGAATTTTATGAGATTGCAGTCTGCTTTGGAAGCTGATAGTAAAACTACTGGCGCTACACTCAAAACATACAATAACTCCAAAGTTAGGGTTGGAGAGAAAATTGCCAATGTTTCCACCCATGTTTCTGGTTATGAAACTTGGGTGTCGGAAAAGTTTGACCTTGCTGCTAATAAACTAAAGACCCCCGATGCAAAGAAGAGAGTGGAGAAAAAGAAAGTAGAAACTCTCAGAGAAATAAAAAAACATAGGGTTTTACTTGGAAATATTGTTGCTTTTCAAAATGCTCTGGTAGATGCGAAGATGATTATTGTGAGGAAACTAAATTCTATCAAACAGTTGATGGATACTTTTGTTCGCACCAAACAGGGATTCAAGGTTGTCAATCCAGAAGGTTATGTTGCTATCGATAGAGTTGGTGGTAATGCAGTTAAACTTGTTGACCGCATGGAATTCAGTTACAATAATTTCACTGCAATCAAGGCGTGGGACAGATGAGAATAAAAGAAGAAAAAGAAAAACATATCGTGTTTGCATTTGGAAGAATGAATCCGCCTACTGCTGGTCACAGTAAATTGGTAGACAAGGTTCATGCAGAAGCAAAATCGAGGAATGCTGATCATAGAGTTATAGTTAGTCACTCTCAGGACAAACACAAAAACCCGCTCTCAGCAAAACAAAAATTGAGGTATCTCAAACATGTTCATCCCCACGGAAAGTTTGAAGCATCTTCGCAATCCCATCCTCACTTTTTTGCACACCTCAGTAAAATGCACCAAGAGGGTCACACCCATGTCACAATGGTGGCAGGATCAGATCGTGTTCATGAATTCCAGAAACTTGCAGACAAGTATAATGGCAAAAAGGGTTCTCACGGATATTATAAGTTTAAGCACCTCAAAGTTGTATCTGCTGGTGCTCGTGATCCTGATGCTTCGGGTGTTGCTGGAATAAGTGGAACAAAGATGCGATCTCACGCATCTAACAATGATTATAAATCTTTTAAGTCTGGTTTGCATAAGAACACCTCTCATGAAGAGGCAAAAAAATTGTTCCATGCTACCAGAAAAGGTATGGGTCTTCATGAAGACCAAGTGAGAATGTCCTTTTCAATGTTTCTGAAGGAGTCAAATAAATGAACAGAGAGGCAGTATACGAACAATTAAAGATAGACGAGGGTGTAGTGTATGAAATCTACAATGATCACCTTGGATATCCTACTTTCGGAGTCGGACACCTCATCGTTGAGGGTGACGAGGAGATCGGAAAACCAATTGGAACTCCAGTGGACGAAGAAAGAGTCAGAGAGGTATTTGATAGAGATTTGGAGACAGCAATCCGAGAATGTGATGCTTTATACGGGGAGGGGTGTTTTCGAGATTTTCCCGATGAAGTCCAGCAGATATTGGTCAACATGATGTTTAATATGGGACGTACCCGATTATCCAAGTTTAAAAAAATGAATGAAGCTCTCTTAGAGGGTGATTGGAAAAATGCCGCAGTAGAGGGAAGAGATTCTTTGTGGTATAAACAGGTCACCAACAGAGCAGAGAGGTTGATGAGTCGTTTGGAGTCAGTATGAAAGGTTTTTTAGTTGGTGTTTTAACAACGGTATTGGTTGGGTGTTCTAGCCTTAGCAATTTAATACCAGATAAGTTTGATAATGTGGAATATGGTAATTTGGTACACTTGGGTGTAATTTCAGAAAACACAAAGGATTGTTCCTCAGACCAGATTCAACTGGCATGGTCTTATTCTGCTTTCTTGGAAAAGTATTCAGAACATACCATGAACGAAACAAATCAAAAAATCTATACACAGATTCATGATCTAACCACTGAGTTGAGAAACAGACAAGACCCGTCTGAGGGTTATTGTAGAATCAAGTGGGGAAATATTTCCTCTATAGTAGAAGAGGCACTTGCCGTAGCTGGGAGTAGAATGAAATGAGCGAAGACGCATTAATTAAGAAGTACGAACAAAAAGTCAGAGAACTCAATGAACTCTTAGACGGTGGTATGATTTCCCAAGATGAATACGAAGAACTTGTTCAAGACTTTACTGATATCGAATCAATCAGAGAAGATATTAAAGATGAGAGTATGAAAATTCTTGCTGCTAAGGTTGTTGATGCTATCTCTAAGTTAGTTAAGGTATTATAAATAGTCCTTATGGATAAGACTTTCAAAGATTTTCTACCTCTAGAAGAAGGTGTCAATGACCCTGCCATCTTCAAAGCGGTTTTCTTAGCCGGCGGGCCTGGTAGCGGTAAGTCATTTGTCGTTGGACAAACTGCACTGTCTACTTTTGGGTTAAAGACTGTCAACTCTGATGATGCGTTTGAGAATGCATTAAAGAAAGCTGGAGTTATGCAATCATACTCTTCTAGAAGAGACCCGGCGAAAAAAGCAATTACTGACTTCATCTCTAGCCCAAAAGGTCAGGCGATGCGTGACCGAGCAAAATACATAACTAATAAAAGGCAAGACCAATATATTGAAGGGCGTCTTGGTCTTGTCATTGACGGTACTGGTAAAGATTACGCTAAGATAGAAAAACAGAAAAACGCACTTGAGACTCTAGGTTACCAGACAATGATGATTTTTGTCAATGCTGACAGAGAGACTGCTAGAAAAAGAAATGCAAATCGATCCAGAACTATTGACAATGTTTCACTGGGTTTCATGTGGAAAGAAACACAAAAGAATATTGGTAAGTTTCAGAACTTGTTTGGAAACGATTTTGTTATTATTGATAACTCAGAGGGTTCAGACTATCAAAGTGGAATTATGCACGCCTATCGCAAGGTTGGTCGGTGGGTAAAAACTTCCCATAATTATATCGCTCAACGATGGATTCGTGACCAAAAACAACAGAGGGGCATAAGAGAAGACCTCCGTAATTGGTTTAGTAAAGATCATCCCAAAGGTGATTGGGTTCGTGTAGGTACGGATGGAGAAATCAAAGGTCAATGTGCAAGAGAGCCTGGCGAAGGTAAACCCAAGTGTATGCCGAGACAAAAGGCACACAGTATGGACAAGGACGATAGGGCGACTTCTGCCAGACGCAAGAGAAGAAAAGACCCCGTTGCCGATAGAAAGGGCAAGGGTGGTAAACCCATCATGGTCAAGACGGATGTCAAAGAGGCAGCAAAACTTTCTGCAGCAGAACGTCTCAATAGACGACTCAAAACTCACCACGGTATAGATTTGGAAGCCCGTCAAAAGTTTTATACGGATATGATCAAGAAAATGAAGGATACTTCTGCAAAAGCAGTTGATTCCTCAAAAACTCAAAAAGAAACATTTCAGTGGATGAAAGACCCACTTGCCAAAACTGTTCATAGAGTTCACTATAACACCGCACTCAAAACTCTGAAACCTATTATCGATAGAAAGAAGAGAGAAGGTGGCGGCAAACTCAAACACGGTATTGAATACTATGCTGCACAAGTAGCAAGAACGATTTCCGACAAGGTTGATGCTAGAACTCTGGCAAAAATGTATCAGAAGGAAGACAAACAGATTAGTCGATACGAGTGGGGAAGACCAGAAGGTACACAATACTTCAAGGCCTTGACTCCAGGCGAACCAGGCTCTACTACCAAGAAAAATCAAACCACCAACAAATATCACTACAAAACAAAGATCGAAGAAGGTGAGAATCATTCGTGGAAAACCGATGGTCACTATAAGAAAGATGGTACTGAATGGAAGGGTGATCAACACGCCCACGATGGACAAGTTATGACTGGTAAGAAACACACAAAGGATAGTGAAAACCTATATCACTTCAAAGACCTTGGCCAAAAAGCTAGACAGATGGTTCTTGATAAACTAAAAATAAAAGAACACTGTGGATGTGAAGAAGAGATGGAAGTTTTGGAAATGGATGTTGATTCTATCTTCACATCGGAAGATATTGCCGACATGGAAGTTCAAATTGACAATATGGATTTTGATGAGATGATAGGTTTGGGTATGTACGATTCAGAAGAATTAGAAGGCTTTGATTCAGCAGAAGAAGATGACGATGAAGAATCAGATATTCACGACAACGTGGACATTCTTGAAGCCCTGTCTATTCAAGGTAGAATGAAGAGGCGTTTTAACGCTAGAAGAAACAGACAGAAACTCAAAGTTGCTAGAATGAGAGCATCTAGGAGAGCCGCCGATCCTGCTAGGGTTAAGAGAAGGGCAACTCGTGGTGCAAGAAACATGATTAAGTCCAGACTTGCTAGAGGGAGAGACATGTCTTCCATGCCTCCTGCCGAAAAGGCTAGAATTGAGGCTATGTCAAAACGATTTACAGGACTGATCTCTAGACTTGCACAGAGAATGGTTCCAATCATTAGAAAGAATGAATTGAAACGACTTACATCTACCAACAAAAAACCACAGAAGGCGAAGAAGTATAAAGCTTCATCCGCAAAGTCTTCTGCTTCGGCACAAAAGGCTAAGAAATTTAAGGTGAAAAAGAAATGAAAACTTTCCTAGAATTTTTGGGCGAAGAAGGTATGAAGGGTATGACCGTCAAGGGTGGTCATAAACTTCCTGTTAGCAAAGGTGCTGGCTTAACCAAAAAAGGTGTCGAAAAGTATCGCCGCCAAAACCCAGGCTCTAAATTGCAAACCGCAGTTACTACTCCGCCCAGTAAACTAAAGCCTGGTAGCAAAGACGCAAAGAGACGCAAATCATTCTGCGCTCGATCTCGTAGTTGGACAGGCGAAAGAGGTAAGGCCGCAAGAAGAAGGTGGAACTGCTAGTGACTACTGTATTTAGAAATTTCGTAGAACAATTGGGTGGGTCTGACGCAACCACCTTTGTGGGTTCTGCTGGAGAAATTTTCTATGATCCCACCACCACTACTCTCAGAATTTCTGATGGTTCTACTCCAGGCGGTGTTATTATAAACACTGGTGGGGGTGGTTCCTCACAAACAATTTCTTGGGATTCTGGGACAAATACTCTATCCATTTCTGGTGGCAATAGTGCTGATCTAAGTTCTTTGTCAGGACAGAATACTGATTCGCAGACACTTAGTATTGCTGGTACTGATTTAACTATAAGTAATGGTAATACAGTTGACTTATCTGCATTTTTACAGACCGCAAACTTGGATACAGAGTTGGCCACCGCTACCACAATTACAGAACTGCAAGATGGTTCTGGTTGGAATCTGCCTGGCCCATATACAAATGAATCATCTGCTGCTTCTGCTGGCATTGCAATCGGCCAAGCATACTACGATAACGGTGGAACTGTTCGTGTTAGGTTGACATAAGGTTATTTAATTTATTATGAAAGTTGATAAAGTTTTAGAATATGTAAGAACTTATTTGGGACGAGGCCTCGGGTGGGAACATAGTATATGTCTACCGCAAGAAGAACTGGTGAACCTAAGAAGGTCTATTGGTGGTGTCAATTTACAGTTT